CAATCTCATCTCAGCGGTTGGCTCACTCGGGACAAGATGAGCTGACAAAGCAATGCCTATCCGCCGTCAAGCTACCCTTTGGAGACGGCGGCTGGGTAATGGGTCGCAAGGTAAGTAATACGACAATCTGTGGAGCAATTGCATCGGCTTTAGCAACACATTATGCAACGATGTCTGAAACTAGCGTTGATATCCAAATAGTGTAAGTCTCCTCGCCTACAATGTAATCAATGGGTGCTATAAGAGATTTCCTATTTCCTGCAGTTGAGGCCAAGCGCCCTATTGCCGTTACTGATGTTCAAGCAGCTTTAACACCAGTTCAGATTAGCGATTCAGTTTATAATATTCTTGGCGGTGCAACTAATACCACTCGCCAATTAGCAATGAGCGTTCCATCCGTTGCAAGAGCTCGCAATATCATATGCGGAACTATTGGCTCATTACCTTTAACAACTTTCAATCGCATTACTGGCCAGTATGTTGATCCACACAGAGTTATCAACCAGCCAGACCCAAGAGTTGCAGGATTCGTAATCTATTGCTGGCTTGCAGAAGATATCTGGCTATATGGCGCTGGTTATGGTCAAGTGCTTGAGATGTATAGCGCAACCGATGGCGGACGCGTCAGAGCTTGGACTCGCGTAAGTCCAGAACGCGTTACAGTTGATACCGATTTCCTAAACACCACAATTACTGGATATAAAGTTGATGGTAAGTCAGTTCCGCTTAATGGCGTAGGTTCGATTATAAGATTCGATGGCGGAGATGAAGGCTTACTCCACAGAGCTGGCAAAACAATTGCCGCAGCAGTTTATCTTGAGAACGCAGCAGTTAATTATGCTAAAGAGCCTGCACCTTCAATGGTATTAAAGTCCAATGGCACTAATCTAACTGCCGAAAGAATTTCATCCTTGCTAACCGCTTGGAAAACTGCTCGACAATCTCGCTCAACAGCTTTCTTAAATGCAGATGTAGAATTACAGCAATTTGGTTTTGATCCTAAATCGATGCAACTAGCAGAAGCGCGTCAATATGTAGCATTAGAATTAGCTCGGGCTTGTGGAATACCTGCCTACTTCTTGAGCGCCGAAACGACTTCGATGACTTACTCAAACGCTGTGTCCGAGCGGCGCTCACTAGTAGATTTCTCACTTCGCCCAATACTTAAGGCAATTGAGGAACGCCTATCATTGCCGGACTTTACACCCAATCCAGTAATGACGCGCTTTGCACTTGATGACTTCTTACGCGGTAACGCACTAGAGAGAGCTCAAGTTTATGAAATCTTAAACCGCATTGGCGCGATGAGCGTTGAGCAGATTCAACGAGAGGAAGATTTAATCCCTAATGAAAGTTAATATCCCAATGGTCGTTACAGCGGCCGACACAATCAAACGCACTATAACTGGAACTATTGTGACTTGGAACGAGCAAGGCAATACTTCAGTTGGCCCAACAGTCTTTGCAGCTGATTCAATTGAAATGAAGCCAGTTAAGTTGCTTCTTGAGCACGACCGCACTCGGCCAATTGGCAAGATGGTTTCTCACAATGTAACTAAGTCTGGCATCGAAGCTACTTTTAAGATTGCCAATACTATGGCTGGAGAAGATGCCCTGATTGAAGCAACTGAAGGCCTACGCGATGGATTTAGCGTTGGAGCTCAGATTAACGAATGGACAAACAACAAAGGCATTATGCAGATTACTTCAGCAACCCTAGATGAAGTTTCTCTAGTTACTGATCCTGCAATTGATTCTGCTCGCGTAAGCGAAGTAGCAGCTTCTGAAAATGAAGCACCAAAAGAAGATTCTGATTTAGCAACCGCTGATTCAGAGAACCCAAACGAAGGAGACCAAGTGTCTGACACTACTGCTCCTGCTCCTGCCGTTGAAGAAGCGGTTGAAGCAGCTAAAGCAAATATGGTTGAGGCGTCTCGCCCAGCCTTTTACACAGCCCCTCGCCTTGAATTCACAAAGGCAAAATATCTAGAGAATAGCGTTCGCGCTAAACTCGGTGATGACGCAGCTCGCCAGTATGTTATGGCAGCAGATGACACCACCAGCAACAACGCTGGCTTAATTCCAACTCGCCAGCTAACTGAGGTTATCAATCCTCTATCAAATGCTGACCGCAGCACAATTGATGCAATCTCAACTGGAGTTCTACCAGATGCTGGAATGTCCTTTGAGATTCCAAAGATTACAGCCGTTCCAACAGTTGAAGATGAGAACGAAGGCGATGCAATTGTTGAGACTGGAATGACCAACAACTTCCTAACAGTAAATGTTAATAAGTATGCAGGTGGCCAGACATTCTCAGTAGAACTTCTTGATCGTTCTAACCCAGTATTCTTTGATGAGCTAGTTCGTCAAATGGAATTTGCTTATGCTCTAGCAACAGATAAGTTCGTTGCTGGTCAATTGCTTGGCAATGGACAAATTGCTGCCACAGCAGCTGATAACACAGCAGCAGGAATTCTTACTTTCGTATCCGAAGCAGCTGCTGAGGTTTATAAGGACTCTCTAGGATTTGCTAGAAACCTTATTGTGACACCAGAGCAATGGTCAAAGATTATGAGCTACAACGATGCTGGTCGCCCAATCTACACAGCATCACAGCCACAGAATGCAGCTGGCGTAGCTAGCCCACAAAGCCTTCGCGGAAATGTTGCTGGACTTGGACTCTATGTTTCTCGCGCACTTGGATCACTTACTGCTGCTCATCCATCATTACCTCTTGGCGATGGTTCGATGATTGTAGTAAATCCAGATTCTTACACTTGGTATGAATCAAGCAGATTCCGTCTCCAGACCAATGTAGCTCTAAATGGTCAAATTGAAGTTGCTTACTACGGCTACGGCGCACTTGCAGTTAAGGTCGCTGACGGAGCTTGCTACTTCAACAAGAACTAAAAAACTCAAATAGTGACGGCCAGTCCGCTCCCGAGCTGGCCGCTCACCTAACTGCTTGAAAGGATGACGAAATGCCAACGATAGTTACAGCCACAGAGCTGAGGACAATTCTTGGCGTTTCGTCATCCCTATATAACGATGCTTATCTAAACGATATTGTCGATGCTTCAGAGAACCTAGTTCTTCCAATGCTGGTCACTTTTCAAAGCAAAATCAACAAAGTAAAGCTTGAAAATAATATCGCTTACTTTGAAACCGCAACAATTCAAGAATTCACAGAAGGCCAATCCGTAATTATTACTGGCTGCGGATCACCATTTAATGGCACACACACAGTAACCGATGACGAAATTTCAGATTATGTATTCACAGTCGCAATCACCAATGCAGATATATTGGAGAAAAATATCATCCCAGCAGGAAACGCTGCGCTCTCTGGACTATCAACCTATGTCGGAAATGCCAATGCTGAAGCTGCAATTCTGGCTATCTCAGTCGAAATCTTCCAAGCAAGAACCGCAGCTGGCGGATCAATAGAAGGCGTAGATTTTGCCGTTACCCCTTACCGCTTATCTAAGAATTTACTTGCCAAGGTAACTGGCTTACTTGGCCCATACCTTGATGTTGAAACTATGGTGGGTTAATGCCTGCCTCAACAATTGCCACAGATGTTAGAGGCGCTCTTAAAACTGCCCTATCTGGTATTAGCGCCAATATCTATGATTCGGTTCCAGAGGCCCCAATAGTTCCAGCGATTATTTGCATCCCAGACTCGCCCTATATGGAGTTAGAAGTCTTAGGCAAATCCACAACTCGCGTTAAATTAAATTACACCATAACTGCTTGCGTTGCGTATTTCAGCAATGCCGCTGCTTTAGATAACTTAGAGCAAATGGTTATTAGTATTCTTGGAGCGTTAAATGCTTCCAAGTATGAGTTATCAATAGTCGAAAGACCTTCGGTAACCGAAGTTGGAACTACTACCCTGCTAGTTTCAGATATCCGCTTGAGCGTCCGCTACGAGCAAACCGCATAGGAGACCTAAATGCCAACAACAGTAATAACTGGGCGCGATGTTAGTTTTACCATTGGTGGTAACAACTTCGATGCTCAAACTACTTCTGCAGTTTTAAGCTGCGAAACAATTATCGAGACTTATCAAACCCTTGATGGTCGCGCTTATAAGTCCGTAGATAAGCAATGGACTTTTACACTTGAACTATTGCAGGATTGGGGAGCGACTGGCTCTCTATTTGAAATTATTTGGGGCGTAGCAGAATCAGCGCCTAATACTGCAATCTCAACAGTATTTACAGCCGCATCTGGCGCAACTTTTACATTCCAAGTTCTGCCAATATTTCCAACAGCAGGAGGCGCAGCACCAGGAGCGCTAACTGACACTTGGACAATGACAGTAATTGGACAACCAGCAGAAAGCTTTACCTAAGAGATCGGAGCATCGGGAGCTATGAAAATTTCAATCACAATTAAATACAGCTCAGGCGAATCAGCTACTTACCAAGCTGGCTTGCCAGAATGGGCTAAGTGGGAACGCAAAACTGGTAAGTCGATTTATTCAATGAAGGATATCTCGGCCTACCAGCAAGCGGACTTCTTAGACCTTGCCTATTTTGCGTATAAGCGCGAAGCAGCAGGAAAGCCAACCAAGTCCCAAGAGATTTGGGAGCTGACAGTTGAGGAAATGACGATTGGAGATGAAAGCCCAAAAGTTACGAGCCCGGAAGCATCAACCGACTAATCATCGAGATTGCTATCGCAACTGGGATTCCGATGCCTTACTGGACAGATATAGACCAAGTATTAACGGCCATAGATATATTAAAGGAGCGTAGCGGTGGCAGATGAGTTACCAATCAGCTATGACAAGCGCGAGCTCCGCTCAATCATTACCGCGTTCAAAGCGATGGATGATGAAGCCGTTAGCCAAGCTAAATCAGAATCTAGCGCGCTGGCTACTTATGCAGCAAATGAAATCAAAGCCTATGCACTCACAAGGACTTTTGGTCAAG